TGGCCCATTCCACCGCCCATCATGCCGCCACCCATAGCTCCAGGCATCATACCGCCGCCCGTCATAGCTTCAAGCTGTTGGTAACGAGGATCGTCCTTTTCCTTGAGCATCTGTGCGTCAAGCTGTTTCATCTGTTCGTCAGTCTGCATCAACAGAGTTCTGCGGACCCATTCCCACGAAACGAGCTTGCCAGCGTAGTTCACAAAGCGATCTACTGCGCCGAGTCGCATTTGAATGACTTCCAGATTTTTCAATTCGGAGTAGTAGGTGTCCTTGAGAAAGCTGTAGAAAATTTTCTGACGAATGACACGCCAGTCTTCCTTCGCAATGATGCCTTTCAACATCAACTGTGTCGAGAGCAGCACGTCGAACAACTCAGTGAAGCGGTTGCGGATGCGATAGATGAATTTGCCAAACTTGACTTCTTCACGTGTAATCGCTGCGCCTTCGCCAAAACTCATTGTCGATTCTGACTTCAGACGACTGACCGGCACGTTGAGAGCTTGGTACAATTTCTCTTTGAAGTACTCAATGTCGGCCATTTCGCCTAAGTTCTCGCCGCCCGGAAGAGTGCTGATTTCAGTGCCTCGTCCACCTTCTCTACGAGGTAACCAATAATCTTCCATGAACGAAAGGAACTTCTTATCTTCTCTGATTTCACCAGTCGTAGCATCATAGACCATCTTGTTTCTGTACTTCGACATGATGTCTTTGAGGTACTGTTCGGCCTTCTGCTTCGGCAAGTTACCAACGTCGATGTAGAAGATACGACGTTCAGGCGCACGAGAGAGACGATAGATGACACTAGCGTCTTCAATCATCGTTAGCATGTTGGACGGCTTCAGAGCTTTGTGAAGGTGTCCAAGGATCATTGTATTGTTCGTTTCTTGGATGCCAGAGTGAACGTAGCAGATAGAATCCCATGCAATCTTCACGCCGGTAGTGGCTGTGGTCGCATCGGTGCCAAACTGATTGTAGACATAGTAGCGTTGCTTTTCTGTCTGCATCGGGACACCTTCTTGCGTCACGTAGGATTCTGTTTCGATGATAGGCTTCACACGGCGGGGATCAATGTAGCGTATTTCTTGGATGCCGTCACGTGGCTTTTGTGGATCAATCACCATGTGAAAGTAGAGGCGTCCGTCGATGTACCAGCGCCGGAAAATGTCTTGCCCTTCGTTGTTGAAGTCGAGAAGATTCAAGATACTGTCAAATTCTTCTTGGATCTTCTTTACGATATCATCTGAGAAATTCAGCTTGTCTGTCACGAGCGATACCGGAGCTTTCTCTTCTTCGGTAACGATAGCTTCATTCACGATCTCACTGATTGCTCCTTCAACTTCAGAGCGTTGTGCCATTTCACGGTACTTAGTAATAAGTTCGATCTCATTCTTGACAATACCGTCGAGATCGACCACTGAGGCAAACGCACCACCTTGCTCAATGACTATAGCTCCGTCATCGTTCTGTGGGGGTGCGAATGAAAGGGGCTGTTCTTGCGTGGTTTTCGCTTTATTCTTGAACAGGAACCCGAAAAGATTGTATGGCATCATGTTATCAGTATTTAGGAAGTAATTGAATCCATGCTTGGGGTATCATGTTTAGATTGCATCTTCATCCGAAATACAGGATCAGCCCACCGTGCTTTTGCTCGTTCTGAATTGCCTTTACGACGCTCAATGCTTTGTGCGGCCAAAAAAAGAGCGGCTTTCATGTGAGCTTCCTTCTCAGGATCGGCGTGCTGTGCTTTCGCTGCTGCACTGCGCTTTTGTCGGGTAGCTTCAGAAATGTTAGCGCCGACTTTCCTCATCTTTTCTTTGAATTCGGCCATTTCTTCTTGTGTTTTAGCGGCCCATATAGCTTTGGATAGTTCACTTAGAGTCTTCTTTGTTTCGTCTGAAGTCTGATGACTGGCTCCTTCGCCGCCAGCACAAATGTTATACCCAACATGACGATTTCGAGAATTATATTCTTGAATCAATCGAACTTCCGCACCAAACATTTCCTGCTCAGTGACGGCTTCATATATGACATCCATAGAAAAGGAATCAACGCCATGTTTTCGCATTGCCTTATGAAGCGGGCTTTGTGATCCGTGCCGTGCATCATAACGATGTCCTTTTATCCTTGCTTTGAGATTTCTGGTTGCACCAATGTAGATCTTTCCATTGGTTTGACAAGTGAGTTTATAAACAAAATAGGCTTGGTGCATTTCTGCCTCCAAGCCTATTTATACAACTCCGAAACGATAAATCCAGTATTTTCAACTGGAGGTTAGACTGTAGTGCGGGCTTCCCACCAGTCATATTGAAGTGTTACTTGGAAGTCTTCAATCTGATCGTTGGCGTCCCAAGCAAGATCAATTTGTGTAACGGCTGACGGCCATACGCCAATCAAGTCATATTCCTTGATAACGTCGCCAATCTTGCCGTACTGTTGCACGGTAGCGTTGACCTGGAATCCCGGAGCTAATTGAGCGGCAGGATTACGGAGGTTGCTAAAGTGTCCGTTGATTGCGTTGCTCCAAACTTCAAACGCATCACGAAGCTCAAAGCCTTCGTCATTGATGACTGTAACTTGCCACTCAGGGAACGTGCGGTCTCCCGGCACCTTGATCTGACGACCAAAGTAAGGAACCGGAACGACGCCCATTTCTTCAGGCGGCAGAGAAGCGGCTTTGCACATGAAGGAGAATAGTTCGGTCTGTGCTGTTGCTTGTGATACGGCAGGAAATGGCAGAAGGACTTGGAAGAGATTCTGCTTAGTTCCTTGGTATACCAGCTTTGATTTGAAATCATTTACTGTAAAAGGCATGTGTGTTTGTAACCTCTCTCCTATTTAGAAGGGAAGTTGGTAAGTCCCTTAGAACTTACCAACGATCTCCGAAAAGTCTACACCCGTAGCAACAGCGACAAAGTTGAGTTGGATGAAGTTGATAGAACGTGCTGGCTTAATGTAGATATCGCCAACGAACTGATTTGCGTCCACAATTTCTGGTGTATTGTTAGTGCTGTCGCAGACTACACGATAGTCGTAGATACCACGACGGCCCATAACTTCACGCAAGTAAGGATCAACCATGTTCACAAACTGTGCTTGTGTGAACTGATCGTTGAACTCGAACAAGGTGTACTTGGAAGCCGTAGAAATTGCCTTCTCCAGAACGATGAACAAGCGGCGAACGTTGATTCTGTCGAATGCGCTTGGCTTCGTCAACATCGTCTTGTCACCAAACAGGAGGGTTCCCTGTCCAGCTTCGGTCATGACCGGGTTTACACCGGCTTGATACAGAAGGTCACGATATGCTTTGCGTGGGTTCCATGCCAATCTTACAACGTTGTTGATAAAGCCACGGTTGTAACCGGCTGGAGACCACCACGGATCACGCTGTTCGTCAGTACGGGCGCACAAGCCAGCGATGTCACCGTTGAGCGGAACCCAACGATACAGGTCGTTGTACTTGTCATACTGGTACTTCCAACCACTGTCCATGACAGAGTAAGAAGAGCTTGGCAGCAAGTTACGAGCAGCGATGATGTCAGCAGCTTCGTTTCCTGCGTTGTCTACGACTGCGGCCTGTGGCGGCGAAATGAATGCCACACAGTCGAGTCTGTATTCAGCCACGTCATTGATGAGGTAGAGGGCCGTTTCTTCCCAATTTGCATCAGGACCGCCACTTCCACCGCCGCAATCACCAGCGATCAAAAGCGAAATGTCAATGTCTTCGCCAGAGCGGAAGCGAGCATAACCAGCAGGAGCACCAGAAGTGTCTGCCTGATAGTCGCCAGCTTCCAACAGGTCGTTTGCATCAACACCACCGGCAAGCTGCAAGTAAAGTTCGCCGCCAGCCAATGCTGAGATTGTACCCTTTGCTCCAGATGAGGTTCCTGTGATGACCATTGCATCTACGAATTGTCCGCTGATCGGAGCAACCGACAGAACCGGACCATTCACAGCAAGAACCGTTGCCGAAATTGTCTGATAGCCGCTACCACCGCTGTTCACAGTGTAGCTTGTGATTTGACCGCCGACAATATTTGGTGTGATGGATGCGCCGACGCCCGGTCCAAGAATCGTGACCGTGGCTGCGGTATAACCAGTACCAACTGCGGTTGGCGTCAAAGCTGTAACACGTCCAGTGCCGTCAATCGTGACGACTGCTGTTGCGCCGCTTCCTGTTGGAACGATAGAAGCTGTTACGCCGGTAGAGTATCCAGATCCACCATTTGTTACAACGATGTTCGTAACTACTCCACTGCCGTTGACAACTGCTGTTGCGGCTGCTGCACTTCCGCCACCACCAGTGATGCTGACGGTTGGGACTGCAACGTAGCCAGATCCACCAGTGAGAACCGGGATAGAAACAACCTGTCCGGTATTCAGAGAAACTGTTCCAGGTGCGCCGCCACCACTTACTGCGGTGAATGCGATGGTTGCCGTTGTTACATTGGCCGACGTGTTGGTGTCGATCACAATGCTCGTGACCTGACCCTTCGTAGCACCGGAAGTTCCGATTGTGGTGTGAGCCGTCACGCTTCCAGTTGCGCCGCCATCCAATGTGATGACAACGGTAGGAGCGATAGAATAGTTAGAACCACCAACGATGCTGGTGAATCCAGTTACCGTTGCTGATCCTGGGGCACCAGTAAGGGTAACTGTTGCCGATGCTCCACTTCCAGCGACCAACGATGCTGTTGCTGATGTATAACCAGTACCAGGATTCGTGATCGTGTAACCCGTGATGACTCCGCTTCCGTTGATGACTGCGACTGCGGTTGCGCTTGCACCGTC